TGAAAACCCAGAATCCGCGGCTATCAATTGTTGATTTAAGCCGTGAGACACATGCTTTGCATGTGTACCGTGCCTTAGGCACGTGCGTGCGCTAAGCGCACGAGTACCACGTCAGGATGACGGGGTACTGCATCCAGTACTTCGATCGGTCGATCGAAGTAGTCTTCCTCATTAGGAAAACCATCCGTGAACTCTGTGTAGTCCACGTGGAGCATGGCTCCAGGGTCGAGCATGAACTCGACCTCGCCTTCGAATGGTTTATACCATGTGAAGACGCGCACTGACTCGATGTCAGTGAGGCGGCCCATCATGTAGATGGCCGGGTCAAACAATATTATGTTTGACGTCTTACCGTTCGCGGTAAGCCATCTTTGCATACGTATGCAAAGTTTCTTGTCTCGTGTGACGACAAGAATGAACCGGGGGAAAGTCTCCCGGTTCCGCAACTGCATCATTATGTAGTTGTCTGACTCAATATACAAATTGAGTCTAGCCATTACCCAGTCTGGTAATGGCCTCATGTTCCGGATTGAATCCAGGACATCCGGAAGACCCTGGTCTTCCAGAGTGAGGTTGTCCCTCACCCACTGGGAAAACAATTCCCCAGAGCGAATTTGCGGCGTCGGCCCAAATCGCCAACCCAATTGCATTGGGTTGTGGAGGCCTAAGGCCTCCATGTCTACGAAATAATCGTAGCTATCCTGGAACGTGAATCCAGGATTCTTCCACGCTTCTAAGAAGTCGTCGAAGGAGACATACGGCTCGTCCGTGTGTCCGCCGGCAAACACTCTGTCGAGTGAAAATGTCGGCTCAGGGGGGTCCTCCCCCCTGAGAAGCGCCCTATAGTAGGCCGCTTTAGCGAGCTTGAAGAAAGCTCGCTCAGGTGTACATATATTGTCCACCTTTAAGGATCGCAAGAGTAGCAATCCTTCCTCGGTGTTAGGCTTAATCACCGAGTCTGCGGGAAGTAATTCCCTCAGTCCCTCCATCTTTGGGAGGTAAAGGTGGTGTTTGTGTACCACCTTGTCCGTGCGATCAGATCGCACGTACCGATGGCCGGTCGTACCCGCCATCAGGGAGGCCATTCGAAATATGACCTCCCTCGGGTTGCGGCTTTTATCCGCAACCACGCGAGCTAAAAAGCCCGCCGAGTGGGGCATAGCCCCATCTCCACCGATTTCTATCGGTGTATACGGACTTAAGCAGTCCGGTTCCTGTGGCACCAATATGTGCTGTAGGAGAGACGCACGAGTAAACAACTTGCGCGCTCGTGGGTTGACGTTGTCAACCCACCTAGCCTCTTTCCCTAAGAGACTAAACCTACCCGAATTGCTCATCGAGTAGGCGTCTACCTCAGATATCTGAGGTAGCAGGAGCCTGAACCTGGGATAGTCCAGGTAACTAAGCTCCTCACCACGCCTCATTTGGACGTGGTTAGAGGACGATGCCCTTTGCGGTACAAGCGTCCCCTCCTCGCAATAGAATGCGAGGTGACACGATATGTACGTGTCCTCTTCAGACACCTTGAATATTGTCTGAAGGTTGGAGATATTCATCTCCAACTGATGAGTTGATGCGCTTAAAGCGATCTCATCATCGCCTACAAGACTGTAAACTTGTAGGCGGCTCATGCGGCAAATTGCGTCATGAGCGATGGTGAGGATGACCTTGGTCATCATGTCACCCATCATCCAGCCTCTTTGTCTGGATACAAGCTGGTAACTACCAGCTTGGTCGGGCACGAAGAAGAATCGTGCCCCGTTGTACAAGGTCTTGCCCAGTACAGCCAGTCCAGTGGGAAATCCCTCATGGACCGATGACAATTTTATTAAAAATTGCCATATCTGACGGCTCACCGTCAGATTTCCGAAGTCAGTTGCTTCGGAAAGATCTGTGCTTAGCGCATAGATCGTAGCACCTTCTGGTAGGTGCTGCCACTCCGCTGATTGCGGATTGAGGACTTTTTGTACGAACCGCCACAAATGGCGGTCCGCTTTAAGTCCTGACTTTACATGCTTGTGTTGTAAAGTCGCCTGGTACATGTGTGCCAGGACGCCCATTATAACCTGATAGGCGTATGGCGCGACCGTAATCGTTCGCGCCTTCGAGGGTTCGACTACCGAGTGAACCCGGACGCACCTCACATAAGTAGGGTGGTGCAGGACCGATTGTACGGCCCAGCTAAGGACATCATGTGGTGTCCTCACCGGTCTCGGCTCGATAGCCGTTGGCTCGAGCGTTTCCATATTATATTGGAAACGCAAGACACGCTTTTTTGCGAGCGTGTCTTTGAGGAAAGCTGTCTTTCCTCCCTTGCCCCGAGTACTCTCGAGGCAGGCGGTTGTGCCAACAGACACAACTGCGTGAACACCCATGGTGTTCACGGCCATCCTGGTTGCGTCCAGGAGGTATGGTTCAGGGATTAATACCTTCTCAGAAGGTTCCTGAACGGTTCTCTTGAACTTTTCAAGAGAACGGCGGACCATGACTTGATCCGCCATGCCCGTTGCCCTGGTTTGACACCAGGTAAGGACATATCTTCCCAGCTCAGCTGGGGATTCGAATCCCTTCTTGCTTTTGAAGAGATCGTAGTAAGGCACCATGTGTGCCTTACACTGGTAGGAATCTATTCTACCAGTAAGGGCAAACGATTTTCGCATGCCCTTCTTCAGACTTTTGAAGTCTGATTGGAACTGTGCATAATTGTTTGCACAGTTCTCTAACGCCCAGCGCGTTAGACGATCCACCTGTTTATCATCAGGTGAATCAGACGTACAATAGTACGCCAACACCGCTGCATTAGCGGTGTGGAACCAGGATCGTACCTGGTTCAGGCCGCGGTTATCGAGCCGCTGCCTAAGCCTTCTCTTGAAGACTTCCGAAACCTTTATGTAAAGGTTTCGCAGCAACACTTGTTGCTGATCTCTCGGACAAAGGTCCGACAGGAACACGGGCGCGCTACGCGTGCCCAGAAACCTCTCCAAAAAGGAGGGGTGTATGCGACGTTCAAAAACGTCGGCTACACTTCTGTTTTCACAGAAGTAATCCTCGAGTCTTTGCTCGAGCGTGGAGCTTGGCTCCACGAGGATTCTGGGCCCCACCCTCCCAATTGTGGGTAAAGGGGGTGCCCAGCGATACGTTGACATATTCAAC